ACAAACAAATAGTATAAAAAATTTCATTTATTTTTGTAACCAAACATATCCATTTTAAATCTGACACTACTTTTATTTATTTGGGGTTCATAATAAACAAATCAGATTTACAAATTTAAAGTAAAAGTGTAATAAATGGAAGTTGTTCCTATTTCGACTCGTCCGTTGATCCCTTCATTTTCTAAAATAACAAAGGAAAGTGAAAAAAAAAAGTATTGGAACAAGTTGATAAAAGACTGGGAACTTCCAAGTCATATAAATCATTTCCCGGGATCCCATCCTATAAGTATTGAAAGAAAAGACTTGAAATTTTTAAAAGAAAATGAAACAAATTTTTTGATTTCCTTAAAATCAGACGGTATACGATATATAATGTATATGACATTTCGTCCAGAAACTGAAATACCGGTTTGTATTCTAATAGATAGATCTAAAAATATGTATGAAATAGAAGTATGGGCATCTGAAGAGTTTTACGAAGGAACAATTCTAGATGGTGAACTAGTATGGAATCTTCCAAATGAAAATAGTACAACCTATTTAGTATTCGATATTCTTTTACTAAAAGGAAAGTCTTTGAAAAAAAAAAAGTATAAAGAACGTCTTACTATTATCGATGCTATAATTTATAATAATAGTTTAAACAAGAAAAATGAAGACATCGAGAGAGAAATTGAAGAAAATGACCAAATTGTGTCAATGAACAATTTATACAGCTTATCAATAAGTTCTAAAAAATTTACACAATTATCTATGATAGGAAAACTCTGGAACGATCGTGTATCATATTGTTTCAGACAAGACGGCCTTATATTAAATAGAAGCGATGAAGAATATAAACTGGGAGCAGCTGATAATACCATATTCAAATGGAAACCGAGTTACAGTATAGATGTCGTAATAAAAAAAGAAAGTGTGTATGTAAATGCACCTAAAACTGAAGAATTGCAAGAATTGAAAAAAATACTCAATCGTAAAATACGTGTTCTAGATAGTAAAATAAATTATAAAGAGGATGACATTGTGGAATGTGATGTACAAGTACAAGGCGAAACATTTTTGTTATTCCCAATGAGAGTAAGATTGGATAAGAAATTTCCAAACACACTAAAAACTGTAGTATCATCATGTGAGTCGGTTATTGACAAGGTAACTATAGAAACACTGGTAGATTTGTTTTGATTTATATTTTTTTAACATTATCTAGAGCTTCTCAAAATTCCTTATTTTAATTTTTGCATCATTCAATTTATTAAGTATTATCTTTCGCATGTACAAGATTTGTTATCATATATTATTTGTAAAAAACCATTCAAAAAAAAAATAACAAAAAAAAAATAACAAAAAAAATGCAAAATGCTGGACCAAGTATTGCAGCTTTTTGTAAAGCTGAAACATCTTTAAAGCATATAGACAAGTCTTTAAAAAATGAAAGAAGTGAACTTTTTGATTGTACTAAAACACTCAAAGAATTGATAAAAACGAATATGATAAATAATTCTATAGAATCTATTCAAGTAGAAATTGATGGCGTACCACAATATATTCGTTTTCATACACCACAACCCAGTAAAAAAATATCAGAAAATGATATCATGAACGCCAGTAAAAATCTGAGTACGGTATTGGAATCTGGTGGTTACATTCCAGATGAAATTGCAAAACTCATAACAGAACGATTAAAAGATTCCCAAAAAAAAAGTATACCGTTAGAAAAGAAGAATATTGTGTTATGTAAGAACAAAGGAAAGGAAATTTGTACTTTACATAATGAAATGCCCAAAGAAACAACAAGTCTTGTGAATGACTTATTATCGGTAAGCAAAAAACTAACAAATGTACGTAAAGAAACAAAGGAAATAAAAAAAGAACATGTAGAAACAAAAAAAAGATTTAATAATGATGTGTTCGAGTCATTGAAACATGTAAATGGTATGACCCGTCAAATTCAGATTGTTGACCCGAAAAATGGTCTTAGGCAGTCTATGATACTAAAAGCAAATGTTGAAAAGAAACAGCAACCGCTCGGAATAAGAACAATCATACCGTTTATAAAAGAGGCAGCTGTCCGTTCTTTGCGGAAAAATTTGTCAAACGAAGATTTTGAAGAAGAATTTCGCGATGAACTTATGACACTCATAGAAGAACGACCATTTAAAGAATCCAACAAAGTAAAATTCATGAAAAAATCAGGTGTGGAACTCTAAATCTTTGTACTTAAATTTTTAAAACTGATTAACACTTGATGATCTTTTGATACCAGTTCTAGAAGGTGCTCTATTTTTTTCAAATGGTGAAGTTCTATGTTCATAAGTTATAAATTTATCAATGGAATCAAGTTCATAAAATGGTTCTTTCAAGTATATAGTTTGATCGGGTATATGATGTTTGTTGATAATTGTTCTATTATCACGCTTATAAACACCTAAAAATAGTCCAGTTTCTGGTTCATACCGTATTGGTAAAACTTTATCACAAACAATACCCAAAATTTTTAAACCTTCTAAAGAACTGTTCAACTTTTCTTCAAACTCCGAAATTTGGCCTTCTTGTACCGGAGTATCATATGAAAACTTTAAAAATATATTATGAACTAGTATAGGGGGACTATTTAATTGCGAATTGTTAATATCTCTTGAAAGTATGTCTATTTCTAATTTTGCTGAAAACCAATCACTGATTGGTAAAAATTTATCTTTTAATTCAAAAATTTCTCTCATTTTTTAAAAATAATATAAAAAAATAAAAATACAATAAAAATGTTTTTGTCTCTTTACTTTTTATATTCATGGAACCTAAACTATATAGATCTAGTTACTGCAAAAACAACAATTCGTTTATGGCATGAACTTCATGTTGTCCAAAAAAAAGAACACGATTTTCAATCATTGATTTCACCACAAAAAGATGGTTTTTACGTAGCAGCAGTACGACATGATGAAATAAGATCGATTGCTCTTTGCAAACGTAACGATTTGTCAACAATATATGTGAAAATGATTGCACATCCTCCTGATCAATTGAATGGACCAGTAGAACTACTATCACTTTTAAGAAAAAATAATTTAGTTTTAAGCAAAGAAATTAAGAATTTTCAACCAAGATGGTACTATGAAAATATGTATTACAAAACTAGGCTATCCGAATAAAACAGATGCAAGTTTTTTTCTTATGGAAATAAAATGGATGTACAGGAAACAACTTTTTCCAAAAAATTGAATGATTCAAGACTTTATATAACACAGCACTCAAATTTAGAAGAAATGCTTCTTATGATTACTACTTCTACTATTTCTGGAATGTTTGGAACAAAAACAGAAAAGAAAAACTGTATGAACGATACACTAAAAATTTTAAATTTTAAAAAGAGTGAACAAGAAAAAGGTGACACAAATGTGGAGGAACCAGAATCTGTTAAAAAATTAAAAGAAGATGCAATGACTATTTGTTCAAATTATAATATATATATGAGAAACTTGTGCAAAGAATCATGCAAATTCATACTCGACAATCACAACAGTTTGAGTCAACTCATTGAAAAATCAAAAGAAGAGTTGCAATCTCTTCAACAAATAAAAGAAAAATATAGAGGAATCAACAACAAAATTGTGGACGATGCATACAATGAAAAAGTATTATCCCTTATGAAACAATTTGAAGAAGATGTTGACTTTATAAAACAAAAAAAACACGAAATTTCAGTGGATAGGACTGAAATTACAGAAGAAATGAAAACCTTTCAGTCCAACATTTTTTCCTTATACAAGAATGTTCCATTGGAAGCATTAATTAATGTAAAAAATTCTTACGAATACGATTTTTATGAAATTGAAAAAAATGTATGCCAACTTTTTGAAGAATATCTAGTAAAATGGTCTAAAAGTTTACTTTTTTAAATTTACTCAAGTAATATATTCAACACTCTAGAAATCTGTGTCTAAATAAGTTTTTGAAGCAATCGGTACACCATTCCTTTTTCCGGGATGATTTTTTAAAATCATCTGGTGAATTGTCGTTTTGTTTTTTATTTTTGCTATGTTTGCAGCTTCCAAATTCCATACCCCTTGTTTTGCAAGATAAGTAGTTTTTACGTCATCATTTTGATTTACAGCTTCTAAGAGCTCTAAACTAAGATCCTTTTCAGTTTTGTGGGCATCCGTCGTGAAATCTGCACTGTACATTTACAGCTACACAATATTTTCTCAAAACATTTTATATATTTTTTTACAAGTAAACTAAAATGTCATCCTTGAAAAAAGTTTTTGAAAATATTGAAAAATATCCTGACAGGTACAAGGCAGTATTTGAATATAGACCTCCTTATGCAATGTTTGGTGCGAAAAACTATGGTGATATAAGGAACGCCGGTAAGACTCAGTACATGATAAACCCAGCGGACAATGACCCATGGGATATCTTTGCACCGGGCTACAACTTTAAATTAAAATACAATAGGAAATATAAAATAAAAGACATTATTGGTGTATTATTTTTAAAAAATGGGAATCATAAAATAGCTGTTCGAGTGAATGTTCCGGGTTTTGATGAAAAAAGAGCTTTGAATGAAATTGAACTATATTGCACTACATATATGAAAAAAGTAAAAAAAAAAGGAGAATGGATACCGTTTTACGAAAAGTATTCATATTAAACAGAATCCATGAAACTCTCGATGTATGCGTCGGCACTTGCATAATTGTATACAGAGTCTTTACGCGTGTATCGACAGTAGTTGGGTGGACGTTGTGACGTTATTTGGACATAACGCTTCAACGAGTAATTCTTTGATGACGATTGGTCAACAAAGTCTAAAAATAATTCTTCGGGAATGTCTTTCAAATTCCAGACCTCAGGTACCGTTTCAAAGATATTTTTGAACTCGTCCTTGGACACTGTCGTGTTCATGTTTTGGTCGCAGTGAACCACTTTTTTTGTCTTTGATCCACATTCGTTTCTCCCTCTCCCCATGCCCGAACAGGTTGACGACGTTGCCCATACTCTTATTTCTCGAAAGTTTCGAAAGAGTATTGGAATCGGTGCATCACATGAATTGTTTCAAGACATATTACACGAGGCAAGTTTGCGCGAGTCGCCTCGGTGCTGCTCATCTCACTTAATCTCACTTAATCCCACTTAAACTCACCAAAACAGGCATTACAAGAATCACTAACGGATTCTACTCCAATCATTTTGAAACTAAATATATCAATTGACGATGCTGACGATGCTAAATATGTTCACGATGTTGAGTATATCACTGTTCCAAACTCTGTTTTCAATACAATCAAACAGCATGGATACGATAGCGCAATCTTTTATGTAGGAACTTCTGAGGATACCTCAAAAATACAGGTACTGTCTGGACCTCCAACAATGGATATGGTACAACCAACTGGTCGTGATGGACTTCCTAGAGAGTTCATGTCACACAGGGTGTACTTTTGACTCTTTTTTTTTGAAATAAATTACTTTTTTGCAATCCATACTTTAAACATTCCTTCATTAATTTCTGTTACATTAAAACCAAAGTATTCTAGTTCTTTTGTAATGTCAAGATTTGTATAAGAGTCTAAAAATGGTTCTATAGGATCATTCGAATCTTTTTGAATAGACGAAAAAGGTGTGATTCGTTGATCCCATATTAGAATCGAACCATTTATGTCTAAAATTCGTTCAAACTCAGAAAGTACAAGTTTAGAATATTCTTTGGGCATTTCATGGAACATTGCAAACGATGTTATAATGTCTACACTATTATCACAAAATCTAGTACGTGCGGCGTTCATTCTTGTAAATTTTGTACCAGGATTCCTTAGTTTTGCAAGACGGATCATGGGGTAAGACAAGTCGATTCCTAATATTCTTGAATCGGGATATGCCGTGTGACAACTTACAGTACTATCGCCACTTCCACACCCTACATCCACAATCACCATGTTTTTCATATTTTTCTTGTAGTCTACGTCCAACAAGTGTTTGAGCATAGTTTCTTCACGGTAAAAACTATTGAACTGAAAAAGTCTCATTATGTGGCGCATAGATACAGATTGGTAAAGAGCTTGAAACACACAATTGCCACCGTACGAAAATCCGTGCAACGGTTGTTTAAAATAATCTGGTACATCGTAAACATTTTTTGGGGAAATGGCACTCAAATACTTGGTGTCTTTGTGCCAATCTTCACCTGCTATTTGTGCAGTCTTTTCCATCACACATCGTACCCATTTCGTACTTTTTACAATAATATCTTTTCCTATGTATATGCTTGGATTATTTAAGTTGAATGAGGATGTAAGTATACATAGTATTAATATCATTTTTTAAATAAAAATCGAAAAAAAAAAATGTACAAGAGGTTGCCGAATGTGAAAAAATCATTGGAGAAATTAAATGAAAACATTCCTGAAGATGCAATCGGTGTTCATGGAACACTTTACGATATTTCGAAGCTAAATCATCCAGGAGGACATGTGTTTATTTATACATCTCTTGGTACAGATGCAACTTCTCTTTTTGAGACGCACCATCTAAATATGGAAAAAGCAAAACAAAAATTAGAAGAACTTCCAATATTAGGATATTACAAAGAGTATAATAAGTATGATTATTCCTTTTACACAGCTTTTAAAAATATTTACTTGAAAAATTTCCCAACAAGAAGTTCTAGACAAATGAATGTGTTTCAGACACTGAAAATGTACATTATTATAATAATATCACTTGTTATGCATTTAATTTTGGTTTCAAACTCTAACATTTACATGGCAATACCATTGTGCATTTTTTCATCGTACCTTAATGCAGTATGTGGTGGATACGGACACAATGCAGTACATAGAGTTCATCCAGTAAGTGTACTACTAGACTGGAATGGTTTGTCTTGTTACGAATGGTTACTGGAACATGTTCAGAGTCACCATATGCATGTGAATACGGAATTGGATAATGACAGTATATCCATGGAACCCTTTTTAATTTGGTTACCGAATCATAAAACAAAAAAAAATAAAGTTGCATACTTGTTGAAACATGTTGTTTTTTTAATTTCAGAACTTGTTGTGGCATTTAATGGAACTTTCGTTCATATGGCAAGATGGAGCATCATTTATGACAAGAATTTTCCATTATGGATGAGGTTTGCTCCACTACTATTTATACTTCGCTTTTTGTCTCATATTATGTTTTCCGGATTTATTGGAGTATATACATTCGTTTCAACATTGTGTCTTTCGAGTTATTTGTTTTCTTATTTGGCACATTTGAACCATACATACGAAAACGATTCACGACCTAATTTTCTTATTCATCAAATTAAAAATACTAAAAACATAAATTCTTATTTTAAGAATGAGTTTATACTGTTTTTGGACAGACAAAGAGAACATCATCTTTTTCCGATGATTGATCAAACTGTTTTAGAAGTTAATAGAGACAATTCATATTCTTTAGTTGAGCTAAACAAACTTTTAAATAAAACATTGGAATAAAATTAACTAGCGGAATGTCAACACATTAAAAAAATATTAATATCTTATATAAAAATGCAAAAGATAAGCATACTTACTTTATGTTATATTGTTCTAACAGTTGCACAACAACAACCTCAAGTTGCACAACAACAACCTCAAGTTGTATCACAACAACCTCAAGTTGTATCACAACAACCCCGAGTTGTCCCACCACAACCAAAGACGCCTACTAAAACTGAAAATGAACATGTTGCATCTCCTTTCAATGTAATCAACTCAATGTACGATGTCACACCTCTTCGAGTAAAAGTGTTCAACTGGTTTTCTTCGTGGTTTTCTACACCTACTCCATTTGGTTAATCAACTTTCACACCCACGACAATATCTATGAAAGGATTAAAACATTCCCAAATGTTAACGTATTGTAATTCATCATGATAAATTGGAATTCCTCGTTTCCTTCCGTCTTTTAGGCTTGTGAATTCATAAATAATATTGTAATCTTTGCTGGTTTCAAATGTATCAGAAATTTGTTTCCAATACTTTTTTTTTTCACTTTTCGTCAAATGACGCGTATAAAAGTCTTTTGACAATCCATTGAATTTTGTTTGATGACATTCCGCGCCGACGAGCCTCTTCGGATCAGTATATTTTTTTGTATAGGAAACAACCTTTGCAACAGGAACACCACGAGTTGGTTGGGTCATCATCGTAAAGAAAAATCAAATGTTGGATCAAAGTCTCAGTGACTTGTTTCATGTGCCAACCGCGCCCTTTACTAACTTTAAACTACTTGTTTTATTTTGTTCAACTGTTTTATACATGATTTTATTTCTACTTTTGTTTTGGATGATTACAATGTGTTTTCTGTACAATTACCTAGAATGTTGTTATAATAGAAAACGTGGCACTGTTCTAGTATAATTTTTAAATCAGATTAAAATATATTTATTTTCAATAAAAATGTTGGCAGTGGAAAACCCTCTTCTAAGAGCCGCCATAAGAAAAACCGAAGATGCTACTATAATAAAAAAAAGTAAAGTTTGTTTGGAACTAGACGATAAAAAAGAAAAAGTACCAGAGTACAAACGAAAAGCTGGTGATAAACGATGGGCACATTTAGTAGAAGCTTCATATACAAAGGAAACAAAACCAGTTTGTAGTAAAGCGTATTATAAACTAAGAGAAATTATACAGACATGTGCACTTCCGAGTCCTAAAACGAGTTTTCATATATGTGAAGCACCTGGTGGGTTTGTACAAGCGATGTTTGATGAATACAATAGTATCGAAAAATGGTATGCAACATCCTATGAAGATGGCATAAAATTCAAGACAGAATTATTGAATATGGAAATTGGCGAGATATTAAAACCTGAAAAAAAGGGGGACATACTTGATAAATCGGTAAGAGAATCTTTTAATATTAGTGTGGATTTTGTAACGGCGGATGGCTCATTTTTAGAAGAAGATCACAACTTGATTGAAGAATCTAATTATGATTTATTTGCTGCACAAGCAGACGTTGCAATGCGCTGTTTAAATAAAAAAGGAACATTTGTGTGTAAATTTTTTGAAGGAATGGAAGCAAAAACTCAAGTACTTGTTGCAGCGTTGACAAACTGTTTTGAAAATGTAAGTATCATAAAGCCAAATTCTAGTAAAGAAACAAACTCAGAAAGGTATTTAGTTTGTAGAGGATTCGAAAAATACATTGATGTGATTGATACAAAATGGTGTACATCTGAACCATGGTTGGAAGAATTACAAGAAGTGTTTGATGAATATGGATCTAAACAAGCTAAAAAACTAGAAGAGATATTCAAAAAAATATAGTTTTACTAGTTCCACGTTTTTGGCTTGACACTATATTTTTCTTCCCTATATTTTTTTGCAAGAATCATTCTTCTTTCCTTTTTCAAAATTTCTGGAATCATAGAATCAAACGAATCGTACACTTCTCTTTTTACAGGAACTCTTACAGGAATTCCATTTTCATCTATTAGTCTTTTTAAAGGATCCATACCACCATTTCTCGATTTAGATATCATAGAATAGTATATGTTTATTTTATATTTTTTAGAGTATAGTTTTCTAAAACGTTCTTCTATAGTTTTAAACTCTTTTTCCATATTAAATGTTTTTTGAATATATTTTTTTTTTTTTGATTACGACAGATCAAACACAAAACCGACTCGGGCCAGACAGACTATGCTCTGGATCAAACACAAAACTAACAGACTCGGCTAGACATCCAAGCAAGACACGATGATGACCCCAGAGGCAACTCTGAACAAACAGCTTGCTAATATAAAGAGCTTCGAGATTCTTCCTATCAAAAAGCACATTCAAGCGGAAGTTAATGATCATCAACGCTCATTAGTTGTCGATTGGCTGTTTGATGTTTCTAATGAATGGAATTTGTTTGATGATACCATTCATTACGCCGTATCTTACATGGATCGTTACTTGTTCTTGAAACATCAAGAAGTTGGTACATTTCAGCTTCTGGGTGCAACTTGTATGTGGATTGCCGCCAAGTACAATGAAATTTACCCTCCAGAACTAGATGACTTTGTCTACATAGCAGCAGACACATATTCCAAAAAATCATTCTTAAGAATGGAAGCCGATGTACTTTCTGTTCTAAACTTTGAACTTTCAAAGCCAACCACAAAGACGTTTCTGATGCATTGTTCAAGCAAAGAGATAAACTACCAGGTTGATTTGTCATTGATGACTCCTCCTGACAGTCTTCCATCTACTCAAGCTACAAATATTCTGAAGAAGCGAAAAAAATTCAAAGAACCTTGTCCTGAGTTCGGAGGCATCCGTGCAAAATACCGCAAGTACGATAAGAAATGAATTCAGTTGTGAAAAGATGGTTTCGATGGTGATTGGAAATGTTGTAAAGTTGTTTGCATAAAAGTATAATAGTTCGTATCATATATTCGTTCGTACCGAGGCCACTGAAGTTTTTAATCATTTTTTACTATCGGATTGAGAGTTTTAGTGTGACATTTTGGTTTCATTGTAAAATATTCATTTTAAATTTTTGAATAAAATTTAAAATGACACGTGTTGCACTCTGTATATATGGTACCGTCAGAAATATATCGTTTTCTAATATTTTTAAGAACATGGGTCACATTGCCGACCATGTAGATGCATTTGTTTCATTGCGACGCGAAGAACTTAATAAGGATGGTCATTATCGAAAATATAATACACCGCTTTTAGATAATAATAATGTAATTAATATAGCAACATATAATATACTTTATGGAGACCCCGTATGGGTAAATTGTAGTTGTCATAGTCCGTACATGCAAGGTTTTATGAATCGACTGGAGTCTTTAAAGTGGTGTGGAGAATCAGTGACTGCATATGAACATAGGTTACATTCACAGTATGATGCAATTGTTGCAATGAGATCTGACTTGACATTTACATCGCCCATGTACCCAGTATCTCGTATGCGTCATTTGTGGCATGACCGATTTCCTCGGGCCTATGTAGACCGGGATCACTTTTGGGTCATACCACGTGGAAAACATCACATCCTATTTAATCCTATAAATAATGTTTTCAATCAATGCAATAATAGGTCTTGCTTTAAAAGCACTAGTGAATATTATATAAGACGTTACTTTTACAAACAAAACATTCCGTGTGTACCAATATCATTAAAACAAATCCTCATACGTGGTTCGGTACGAAAAGGTGGAGCGTCTTTCGAAAATCTCGTTCATGATTGCCATTCTAACATAAAAATACAAAAATATGCAATCAGTAATAACTCTTTAAATATTTAATAAAAAATCTATTATTTTAGTTGGAAAATTAAAAGAATGGTAGTAGCATCTACAGACCAATGGCATTATAAAATAACAAATGTAGTTGTTCCTATATTAACTTTTTTAAAAAAAATAATATATTCCATGTTCTTACCTCCACAAAATAAGAATAAACGTAAAAAAATACACCAACTTGTTACAACCAAAGGTTGATGTAATTGATTTGTTTCAAAACAATATAAAAACTACACGAAATGACAAAGATTTCGAAAGCCTCGTCAAAGAGAAAAAAATCTTTTGAGATGTGTGGTATAAAAATTATTTGTATCAACAAAATATGATTCAATTTTTTTTAGGATTTGGTCTAGGTATTTATATGGGGACAATTTATAATTTTAAGCCAACTATGAAATTTCTAATAAATGAATTAAAGCTTAGTTTTCCAGAAGAAGCAATTCCTAAAAAAAAATAAACATTCGTCCATAACGTTGTTTTTTTTATAGTTTTAATAAAAAATAATAATAAAAAATGATTGTAAATTCAGTAATATTCAATACTTTTTTATTTATGTGTAGCAAAGTATATCCAACTATTCGGTGTTTAGAAATTTTACGTGAAACGGAAGACGTTTATATTCTAAAAAAATGGCTGAGTTTCTTTGTGGTATGCACTATATTTCAGTCACTTTACTATTGTGTATCTACAATATTTATATTTCCTGTTGAAGTAGAACTTGTTCTTTTATTATTCATGATTATGTCTGATGCGAAAGGTTCATTTCTATTATATCAACGTATTGACGAATTTTCCACCTGGAGACGACCTTTGGAAAACGTAATAAACTTTTTTAAAACATGTGACTCTGAAGATTTAATAAAAGTTCTTGATGTTTGGTGTCAAAATCTGTATAAAAAAGCTGCATTTTGGGAACAAGAAAATACTAAAAAAACGGTAAAAGATGAACATAAAACAAATGAAATTTCTTCAGATGGAAGTAATACTAGCATCGAAAGTTTGGGCAGCAGTGTTCAAATCGTTGATCATAATGATGTTCCAAATGAAATCGATAATAATTTTGAAAAAATGGATGATGAAACAGAGCATAACAGTTCTACTCAGGAAAATGAAGAAAGTGATAATAAGTCTAAACCCAAAAAAAGGATAAAAAAAGTGGAATCATAAAAGAAATTCGAATTACTAAATTTCCATCACTCTTCAGTCGTTTTTTTTTTGAAATTATCTCATTAGTTCACACTTTCCTACATTTGAAAAAGTTTTGTGATTTAAAATCAAGTTCAATACGTTTATCACTTGTAACACTTATCATTTTTTAAACTGTATTTAAAATGCAATTTATAATATTAATAGTTTTTTCAAATGTTCCTATTAAACTTACAAATAATTCATTTTTATATACTGAATTTTCACAAGTAGTTGACTCCTCTCCTTATGAATTACAATACGACAATTCTTGTGAACTACTTTCAACTTATAATAACTGTAAATCTTATATCGAATCGTATGGTGAATTCTTCGTAGAAGGAGATTATATTCCAAAAGATGACGAATTAGTATTATGTGTAAGAAACAATCGGAACTATATTAGTGGTAATGTGATAGATCCTTTAACTGATCCTCGATTAGTATTAATGTGGTGTAGTCCTGGAGGTAATGTATTTCATTCACAAATTAATGATTCTAGATGTATATGTCACTCTCAAGTTTCACATTTTACACCGGACAATATATCATATCAAGCTCATAATCACATTCATGTTTTTGAAGATACAAATTGTAATGATTTATTCAATGGAATGGATGTTTCAGAAACATCTGTAGTCAACTATAGAACAAATGACGTCTGTGTTGGAAATCCAAATGGAACGGGCTTTTTAAAAAACTATCCTTTGAGAAAATACAATAGTTATTATTTACAGTTTAAAAATGATTCTAAAAAAGTATATCCTTATTACAGAAACGCATACTATATAACTCCTTCATATTATGAAGTTAATTTTACAGCAGATGTAAAAGTTACAAGTGTAAAATATTACAGCTATAACTTTTTACCTATTTTAAGTAATACTGATTGTAATACATTGTTCAATGGAGTTAACACAGCGTTTATTAGAGTTATAGGAAAAAGTTTATCATTTCCGTGTATTGGAAACGGAACAGGATTTATAACTAATCAACCACTTTTACCTAATAAAAATTACTACTTGGAGTTTACAAATATAACACTAAAATCTTATTTAAGTATAACATTCGATTCTTCAGAATTTTTTCCATTACCACCTTCAGCACCTCCTTTACACCCACCACCTCCTTTACACCCACCACCTCCTTTACACCCACCACCTCCTTTACACCCACCACCTCCTTTACACCCACCACCTCCTTTACACCCACCACCTCCTTTACACCCACCACCT